GAACATAAACAATCCAGACATCACGCTCAACTGGGATCGCATGGAATATCTCTGTCTCGACTGCCACAACAACGAGCATATGAGCAAATCAGAATCAGATACAAGATGGGTGGTTATTGATGGCGAACTACGGGAGCGGATTTAAATTTGTAGACAATTCTGAAGCAGTCAAAGACGGACTGTTTGAACAGCAGAAATTAGCATTGAGGGCTGTTGCCATGATGCTGAAGAAGCGGGTCAAAGAAGCTGCACCAGTAGACACAGGAGCGCTTAAAAAGAACATCGGAACATGGGTCAGGACGAGTCGCAAGACAGGACAAGTTTCCCTTCTAATTGGAACATACAATCGCAAAGCAGCAGACAAGAAGAAGATATATCACGCATTCTATGCACCTTGGCTTGAACTCGGTGCAAAGGGTGTTAAGACTCACCCATTCTTAAAGCCAACAGTTTTGGCAAGCATATCAGACATACGCAACGAAGAAGCAAAGTATTTACCAGACATCAAACCGGTTCAAAGCGCAACCGACGAGGACGAGGAAGTCGCAGAAGATGTATAACAAGCACTGTCCAAAAAATCGTACAATGCGTATATGCCCCTATCAAATAAATGGCGTAACAAAGCCGAAATAACCGCACGGGTACATTTTTAGCACCGAGTGGTCACGCGAGGGGGAGGGGTAAAAGGAAGGAGGCAGACATGGACACAACCGAGGAAGTAAAGCAAGAATACGACGCGCTGTTGAAGTTGTTCGCGACAATGCCGGACAATAAAAAGCGGCTTAACAACGGATTATTTGAAAATGCCGCATACATGAAAGTAAAATTAAAAGAGTTGCAAGAAGAAATAGACAGATCGGGATTGACCGATATGTGGTACGGCGGCGGCGACCAAAAGGGGCTGCGTAAATCCCCGGCTGCAGATCTTTACAACACCACCGTCAAGAATTACCTTGCGATCATTAAGCACCTGACAGACTGTCTACCGGAGAACCCAGACCAAGACGCGGCTGATGAAATGGATGATTTCCTTGATAAAGGTGCGTGAGCATCTCCATGACATGGTTAGAAGAATATGCGGAGAAGATATTAAGCGGTGAGATTGTCTCGTGCGAGAAAATTAAACAAATCTATAAGCGGCTGTTGAACGAGTTGAGAGAGCCGCAGCGAATTGAACTCAGAGACAGCGAGGGAAACTCGCTCGGATGGAAAACATACCGTTTTGACGAGTCAAAAGCGAACCGCCCGATCAAGTTTATCGAATCGTTCTGTAAGCAATCACAGGGTAAGTTTGGTGAGCCGATTGTCCTCGACCTTTTTCAAAAGGCAATGCTTCAGGCGATTTTTGGGATTGTCGATGAGGACGGTATCAGGCGGTACAACGAAGTATTGTTGATTGTCGCCCGAAAAAACGGCAAGACCACGCTGTTGGCGGCCATCGAATTATATTTACTGCTTGGCGACAACGAGGGCGCACCCGAAATCTACAATATAGCAACAAAATTAGATCAAGCCAAAAAGGGATATGACGAAGCGCGGAGGATGATTCAACATTCTCCACTACTTGCTAAGAGGATTAGAAAACGGCAGAGCGATTTGTATTGCTCTTATAATTTCGGGACTATCAAAGCACTGGCAAGCAACACAAGGTCGCTTGACGGCCTGAATGCTCATGGCGTTGTCATAGATGAATTGAGCGCAATTTTGAATCGCGACACCTACGACCTCATGAAGCAGTCACAGTCAGCACGAAAGCAACCGCTATTGATTTGCATATCGACAAACGGCTTTATTCGTGACTGCATTTTTGACGACCAATATAAATACGCCGTCAAGGTTTTAGACGGAACGGTTTACAATCCGCGCTTTCTTCCGATTATCTACGAACTCGATGATGTATCAGAATGGACGGATGAGAACGCATGGGTCAAGGCAAATCCCGGACTTGGCACCATAAAAAGAATTACCTTTTTGCGAGAGATGGTGCAGAAAGCAAAGGATGATTTATCATCCCGACCGTCAGTGTTGTGCAAGGACTTCAACCTCAAACAGAATGCCAACACGGCATGGTTGAAATGGGATTGGATAGAGCAATGCAAGGGCGAAATTCCGCGCAATATCGACTATTGCATTGGCGGTTTTGACGCGGCGGACAGCGTGGACTTAGCGGCGGCGGTCGCCATTATGAAGAAACCTGATGACCCGAAACTGTATGTCCGGTCTATGTTTTGGATTCCTGAAAGCGTCATTGAGGAACAAGTGAAATCGGGCAGCCGGCAGGAACGCGACAATGTCCCTTATATGCAATGGGTTGCCGAGGGATGGATGAGAACCGTTCCTGGTTGCAAGGTGGATAAGCGGGTATTCCTTGACTGGTTTGTTGACCTGCGCGAAGAAGAAGGATTGTATTCCTTGTTTATCGGTTACGACCCGTGGCACATTGACGATTCACTGTTGCGGGACTTTAGCGGGAACTTTGGGGAGAGAGCAATGAATGTAGTCCGGCAAGGCGTGAAAACTTTGAGCGAACCCATGAAGTCGTTAGAAGTGGACTTTAAAGCGGGTAATGTCGTGTTTGATAACCCTGTGATGCAGATGTGCCTGGCGAACACGGAAATCCGCGCCGACATCAACGGAAACATTCAGCCGGTCAAGGGATTGGACGCACGGAAACGCATTGACGGCACGGCGGCTCTACTCTGCGCGTATCGCCAGTTAATAGACCACCACGACGAATACACAGCAATGAACGCATAAAAGGGGTGATAAGAATTGGGATTGTTTGAAAACATATTTAAAAAAACACAGCAAGAAAAAGCATTTCGGCTGTGGTTCAGCACGTTCGACGCTTATTCCCCTATATTCACATCGTTCGAGGGCGGCGTGTACGAAATGGCGCTCACCCGTGCGGCAATCAACGCATTCGCCACACACTGCGGAAAATTAAAGCCTGAAGTGGTAGGAAACGCTCTCCCGAAATTAAAATGGGCGCTTGAATTTCAACCGAATCCGTATCAAGACACCTATAAATTTCTGTATCGGGTGGCTACGATTTTCAAGGTTCACAATACCGCGTTTATTGCGCCGCTGTTGGATGACAACGCGGAAAGTGTGATAGGGTACTATCCGCTTTTGCCGACACAATGCGAGATTGTTGAAAGCGAAAACGGCGACCCGTTCCTCCGATATACATTCAGCAACGGAACGCAAGGGTCTGTACCGCTTGATATGGCGGGTATTATGACGCAGTTCCAATACAAATCCGACTTCTTCGGAGAGAGCAATAGAGCGTTTGACAGCACCATGCAGCTTATCAACGCGCAGAATCAGGCGATTATTGAGGGCGCAAAGAACAGCGCGGCGGTCAGGTTCATTGTTCGGACAGGCACGGTCATCAAAGATGAAGCGCTTGCCGAAGAACGGAAGAAATTTGTCAAAGCGAACTTCACCGCCGAAAATAACGGCGGCGCAATTTTCGTTGATGGTAGATATGCCGATGTTAAGCAGATTGAAAGCAAACCATATTTAATTAGCTCGGCGCAAATGCAAGCCATCAAGGAAAATGTCTTCGACTACTTCGGCGTGAATGATGACATCTTACATAACTCATGGGATGAAAACAAATGGGCGGCGTTCTACGAGGGCGCTATAGAGCCGTTTGCGCTTCAGCTTGGATTGACGATGACCAACATGACATTCAGTGGGCGCGAAAAGACCCGAAAGAATCAGATTTATTTCAGTTCTAACCGCTTACAGTACGCTTCGACCGAAACAAAGTTAAGCGTCGTTACACAGATGTTTGACCGTGGAATGTTCACGCCGAATCAGGGCTTAGAGGTATTTAATATGCCGCCACGCAACGACGACGCGGGCGATAAGTATTACATACGCAAGGAATACACGCGGAAGTCAACAAACTCGACGGGGGTCACAGATCCGCCGCTGACACCGACCGAAACACCGACAGAGAGGGAACAAAATAATGCCGCTGAAACTGAATGAACGCGAATATCGCGCAATGCCTGTTATGCTGCCCACGGAAAGTAAACGCCTTGATAGTGATTACTACGTTGAAGGTGCGGCAAGCACGATGGGGACACCGTACGAATTGTACGAATACGACGGTATTAAATACTATGAAATGATTGAACCGAACGCTTTTCAAAGCGCGGATATGTCTGATGTGATTATGCAGTACGACCATGAGGGACGGGTACTGGCGCGACAACGAAACGGGACGCTGATAGTCGAGCCGCAAGGTTCACAGTTATTTGTGGCGGCAGACTTATCAAAAAGCAACGCAGCAAAGGATTTATACAATGACATCAAGGCGGGACTTGTCGATAAGATGAGTTTCGCCTTTGTTGTTAGCGAAGATGAGTACGACAAAAACACGCATACCCGCATTATTAAGCGAATCAAGAAGGTTTACGACGTTTCGGCGGTGAGTATTCCCGCTAACGCCTCTACCGATATTAGCGCCCGGTCTTACGCTGAGGGGAGATACGAAGCGGAGCGTCTGGAGCAGATGGAGCGGCGCAAACAAATTCTTAAATTGAAAATCAAAATGGAGGAAATCAAATGACTATCAAAGAAATCGAAACCCGTCTGTCTGAAATCAAGGCCGAACTGGACAAGCCCGACGCTGACATTGACGCTCTTGAAACCGAGGTTAGAAACCTGACCGAGGAAAAGAGCAAGATCGAGAAACGCGCAAAGGTTTTGAGCGATGTTACAAATGGCATCGGCACAAAGACCATTGAAATGTCGCCCGAAAAGCGCGAAGCTGCCAAAGCCGAAACATCCGAAAAGAACGATGAGGCCGAAGCCCGCGCATTCACTGATTACATCAAACGCTCTGCGGGTATGAAGGTCGAGACCCGCGCCAACGAGCAAAATTTCTCTGTTGGCAATAACGGAGCGGTCATCCCGTCGAGCGTTGTCAACCGCATTATCAAAGCAGTCGAGGACAAATGCCCGATTTTTGAGAAGGCGACAAAGTTCGCGGTCAAAGGCACGCTGAAAGTTCCGGTCTATGGCAAAGCCGCATCGACCCATGACATTACCGTCGGGTATCAGAGCGAGTTCAACGACATCACCGCTGACGCTGGCGCATTTACAAGCGTCGATTTGACCGGATTCTTGGCGGGCGCTCTGACTCTGATTGGAAAATCCGTCATTATCAACAGTGAAATTGATGTGCTGTCTTTCGTTGTCAATGAAATGGCAAGCAAAATCGCTCTGTTCCTCGAAAAGGAATTGATTAACGGCACAACCAATTATGCCAGAGGCGCACTTTCGACGACCACGACCATGAACGCCGGTTCTACATCGGCGATTACTGCGGACAACCTGATTGACCTGCAAGCAAAAGTGAAACAGGTGTATCAAGCAAACGCCTGCTGGACGATGGCGCCGGCGACATTTACCGCAATCCGTAAGCTGAAATACGCTGACGGTCGGTATATTGTTCAGGATAGCTTCACCGGTGAGACACCGTTTACCCTGCTTGGCAAGCCGGTCTATCTGTCCGACAATATGCCCGCGATCGGCAGCGCCGCGAAAGCTGTTCTGTATGGCGACTATTCCGGTCTCGCCGTGAATATGAGACAGAACATCGAAATTCAAGTGTTGAACGAGAAATACGCAACTCAACACGCAGTCGGTGTTGTCGCATGGTTTGAATTTGACAGTGATGTCATCGATAATTCAAAACTGGCGACGCTCGTCATGTCGGCATAATAAGTAACATCGACACGATAAGGGGCGCGGCTAATAACTGCGCCCCGTTTCACTATTTCAAATTGGAGGTCAAACAATGGGATATAACACACTTAATTACACCGAACAGGGCGGCGCAAAAACCGTCATTGGCGGCACGCTTGAAATCGCGGATGGCGCGAGCGTTACGGGCATTACAACCGCCACGCTTGTAAACGACCTGACAACCGGTGGCACAGATAAAGCCTTGACTGCCGAACAGGGAAAGACCCTGAAAACTGCGATTGACGGGAAATACACGGCGGCAAACGCAACCGCAAGCACTGCAGGGCTTGTCAAAATGGCGGCGAATGTTCCGCAAAGCGCCGAAGCCGCAAGCCCGACCACGGCAGAATTCAATGCGCTCTTGACGGCTCTCAAAGCCGCAGGCGTTGTCACGGCAGACACTTAATAACGAAAAGGGGCGGCAGATATGGCAATCAGAGACGATGTTAAATTAGCGTTAAGGATAGCGGCGGCAACAACCGCGTATGACACGGAAATCGATATGCTCATATCTGCCGCAGAATCCGATCTGACGGGCGCGGGCGTTGACGAAACAAAAGCGACCGCCGCGACCGACGCGCTGATTAAACACGCGGTCATTACATACTGCAAAGCGCACTTCGGGAGTAATAACCCCGACAGCGAAAAGCTGATGGCGGCGTATGCAATGATGCTGAATAAGTTGGCGCTGTTGGCTGACCGCACTATGTTTACCGTCACATTCAACTGCTCGGCGCAATGCCTTGTTGAGTTTGACGGTGACACAAAGTGGACAAGCGCGGCGGGTGTTGCGGAGTTTTGGAGTAGAGCGCAGAACCACGCGCCGTATTCCGTCAACGGCGGCACGATTCAGTATATCGACATTTCGGCTGATACGACCGTCACGGTCACGGTATAGGGGGCGGGGCAATGTATTTTCGTGATGTTGTAACGCTGATTGGCGTTACAGAATCGACCGCCGCGAACGGATCACTGGTGGAAACACCTACAAGCAAAACCGTGATGGCTGACAAGCAGAGCGTTAAGCGCACCGAGTTCTATCAGGCACAGACGGCGGGATTCAAGCCCGAAGTTGTGTTTGTTATCAAAGCGTGTGAGTACACCGACCAACCCCAACTCACTCACGGTACGACCACATATGACATCATACGGACATACGAGGTCGAAAACGAATGCCTTGAATTGGTCTGTCAAAGGGGTGTGAGGTAGTGGGTGTAATTAGCGAGTTCACAACTGCGCTCGCCACATTTATGGGCGAGAATTACTATTACCGAAAAGCCAAACAAGGCGCTACATATCCGTATCGTGTTGGCTCGTTCAACGGCTCGTATGACGATGAGAACGCGGAAGTGTTCGCCCTCGAACTGGACTATTGGGATAAGAGCAATGACGATTCAGCACTTCATGATTTAATTGACAGCGACACAGGCAACGGCTTTCAAACAAATCCGTCAGGGCTGAATAAAAAGCGGTTTTATCTTGACAGCGGAACGGTGGTCTTGGAGCGTGACGGAATGGTCGATGTGGAAGACCCCGACAAATCTTTAATTCATATTCGCGTCAGTTACACGGCGCGGGTTTATAGAAAGGACTAAAAACTATGCCCAGAAACATTACACAAGCTCAGGTTGAAAGCGTTGTGCTTGACGCGGCGGTTTTGTTTGTTGATTACGGCGAAAGCACACAACGCGAAATCGGCGTTACCAAAGGCGGCGTTGAGTTCAAAGTAACAGAAACCATTAGACCGATTGAATTTGACGGACGGCGTGGCAGAACAAAAGGAATGGATAGGGTTGATGAAATCAACGCCTATTTGAAAGCAACAACCCTTGTTTTGTCGAATGAAAATATTCTCATTTCGCTCGGCGCGGCATCCGAGGCGGCGGGCACCATTTCCAATACTACGGGCGGCACAATCCCGACAAGCCGTTATTTCAAGAACGTAACCGCTTTCGGCGTGTGCAATAAAACAAACACATACAAAAAAATCACACTGAAAAACGCAATCGGAGCAACCGGCGTCACCACGATTGCCACCGCCGACAAGTCCGAAGCGGGTCTGACGCTGCAATTCGATGGAACATGGAATCCGCTTGACTACAGTGAAAAGCTCTACGAAATCACCGACGCTACCGCCATTGAAGCGGTCACGGCCCTGGCTTCGCTTTATGTCACATCTGTTGCGGGCGCTACCGGCAAATCGGTTATCACGGTTGCCACGACACCCGCACCCGGTCATGGATTCGTCTACGAAACAGGCACAGTCGCTTCGACCGTTGCGTTTGATGATGTGATTACCGACTGGACACCGCTCATTTCGGGCGCGACCATTACCCCGACTGGGGGTCACACAGTCATCACGGTTGCTGAAATCAACGGCGCTGACAATAAGGCAAAAGCGGTCGGCACTGCGACATTGGCAATCGGCTAATTAGATAGATAACAGGAGGATAAAGGAATGTTGAAGCTTGTATTGATTAAACCACTTGGCAAGATATTGAAACAACTGGACGCTGAAAAACTGTTTGCCGATATTCGCGCCATTCAAGACGCGGACACGGCTGACGGAAAAGGCAAGGTCGGCGAGGTTATAATCACAGCGATTGTAGATAATCTCGCTGACATTGCCGACAACTTGATTGAATTGTGCGCGGCATATAAGAATGTCACGGTCGAAGATGCAGGGCAACTCGATGCAATCAAGACGATTATGGAACTGATTGGGGAGGTTGGCTTCTCCGATTTTTTGGCATCTGCCTCCGCTGGGAATACGCCGAAGTAATTCGGTTCCTATCGGTTTATTCGTGGGATTATGTCAAAGACCTTGACTACAAATCCCTGTTTGAACTGATTATAGCGGAGGAATACAAGGAAAAAGAAGCGCGGCACTGGCAGGAATGGCTTGTTACCGCGCTTACTTTATCTATTTGTGGCGCGGAAGTGCCTACATACGAAGAATTTAAAGCCCCGTCAAAGCCAGTAAAAGCACAGGCGACCGACGAGGATGTAGCGAAAATACGCGAAGTATTTAAATTAGGAGGTTTAGTCAATGGCTAACATTTTTCAGATGTTCGGCGAAATCATGGTTGACAACGCAAAAGCAAATACAGGCATTGACGAGACCACCACCAAAGGAAAACATCTCGGCACCACATTGTCCGATGTAACAGAGAAAATCGGCAAGGGGTTCGCCGTGGCGGGTGCTGCGGCGGGCGCTCTTGCGGTTGCTGTCGGAACGGCGGCTATCGGTGCCGCAAAAGCCCTCACAAACATGACTATTGGTGCGGCTGCATATGCCGATGAAATCCTTACGGCCTCGACCGTCACGGGAATGTCAACAGAGGCCCTGCAAGCATATAAATACGCGGCTGAGCTGGTCGATGTCCCGCTCGAAACGCTCACGAAGTCGATGGCAAAACAGATCAAGTCGATGGCAGGCGCGGCCGAGGGAAACGATAAACTTTCGGCCGCCTATGACAAGCTCGGCGTTAAGGTCACAAACGCCGACGGCAGTTTGAGGGATTCAGATACCGTATATTGGGAAACCATCGACGCGCTCGGCAAAATGACCAACGAAACAGAGCGCGATGCTCTCGGAATGCAACTGCTCGGCAAATCGGCGCAGGAACTTAACCCTCTGATTGAGCAGGGTTCGGCAGGTATGGCAAAACTGACCGAAGAAGCGAAAAAGATGGGCGCTGTCATGTCAGATGACACACTGAATGCTCTCGGCAAATTCGATGATACCGTTCAGCGGCTCAAATCCGGCTCGGAAGCGGCCAAAAACGCAATGGGTACAATTCTTTTACCGCAATTACAATCGCTTGCAGGGGACGGTGTGGACTTGCTCGGCAAATTCACAACAGGGCTGAACGCGGCGGGCGGTGACTTCGGAAAAATCTCTGATGTAATCGGTGAAGCCATCGGCGGCATAGCGGATTCGGTTCTTGAAAACCTTCCGAAAATCATGGAAGTGGCGACCGACATTGTGATGGCTCTTGTTAATTCGATTGTCAATAATTTACCACTAATTTTTTCGACCGCACAGACGGTCATCATGTCGCTCTTGAACGGGATTATTCCCATGCTTCCGTTCATTATAAAGGCGGGAATGGACATGATAATTTCGCTCATTTCGGGTATCGAACAAGCCTTGCCGGAACTGATTCCCGCAATCGTGAGCGCATTGATGATGATGGTTCAGACGATTGTTGACAACCTGCCCCTGCTTTT